TGTTTGAAAAATTTAGTTATTTCCCATTTAGTTATATCTGAATCAGGATTCATATAAGTATCTTGCAATGATGCACCTTCAGGAATTTCTTTTAAATACTCACTTAAAAGAGGAGCAGGCTTATAATAAGAATGTAATATTGGAGCTTTATCTCCTTTATAAAATATACCGTACGTGCGGGGACGGAACTGTGGAGCTCCATGTCTAATTGTATTTGTTTTATAGAATGTAATTGAATACTTAAATTTCCTTGCAATATTTATAAGATTTTGACGTACTACATTTCCACAACCTGTATAAAGAGTTGGAGCATTTTCAAAAGCATAAACTGTAGGTTTTAAATGTTCAAGAATAAAATTCGCTGAAGCGTACATCCAATCATTTGGAGGTGCTGTGTCTCTTGAACCCTTTGGCCTGGCTGCTGCTTGAGAAAGTCCATTACAAGGTGGAACTGCAGTAACAAAATCAATCCCCTGATATTGTTTTACAAGTTCGTTAAAATTATCTTTAGATAATTGATCTATTTGAAAGTAAGGAACTTCATGTCCTTTTTTCTTAAGATATCGTAATAATAATTTATCATGATCTACAAATGGAGTAAAAGAAGTAACAGCAATTGGTGGTTTTCCTAATATGTTCATATTGCCTAATACAAATCCTCCAGCAAGCGGGACATGTGATATAAAATTCATATAAAAAGTATATTATTTAACTTTTATATCACATAATTAGAACAAAGTTTCATTTTTATGACAAAAAAGAACCATTTCTTTAAGAAACAGTTCAATATATTTTTTATTAAAAAAAGTATTATTTAAATTCCTAGACTTTTACTTTCAGCATCTGGAATTGTTGACTCAAGTTCTTCTTTATCAATGAAATATTTCTTATATAAATTAATAGCGCCCGGATCATTAAAAATACATTTTCTCATTCCTTCACTATAATATTTAGGATTATTTGCTAAATTTTGAAGACTTAATAATTTTCTTACAGCTAAATCACTAGAATGTTCTTTCTCAACTTCAATTCCTACTAAAAATTCTTTTGAATCAACATTTTCTGCTTTGATACCAGTATCTTTTGCATCTTTGATAACTTCTATTTCAAATAAATATTCTGATAATGTTTCAGTTACTAAATTTTTCATATTTGCATTTTTATTTTCTATATATACTTAGATTTACGTTTTAAATAATCTAATACGTCTAAAGTTTTTGAATGACCAGCAAGTTCAGCATATTCTATTAAATCTTCATAATTTATGTTGTGAATATAACCTAAAAATTTATTATATTCAGATTTAACATCTTCAAGTGTTTTATAATTATAAGTTTCTGATAAATTTTCTTTGACAATTTTTTTCATATCTATAATTTATTTTATATATCTTGTTTGTTTATAGTCATTTTGTAAAATTCAACTATAGGATTAACAGATTCTTTTGAATACTCTTGAATATCTTTTAACGTTCTGAAAGATATTGCGCTATCAATAATTTCTCCATCTATTGTTACCCATAATCCCACTGAATCAAATTCTTTATCCTTTACTTGCTCAATTAAATCTTCATACATAGAAGTTACTACCTCGTATAGATTATAATCAGGTTGATCTTCAGAAAAACGAGATTGAAGTCTTGAATAAAAATCTTTTGGAGTATTAAACGTTGCAGTAGCGCATTTAAGATACTCTGCTGTATTATACTTTGGTGAATCTTTTTTCGTGTTAATTTCTGTATCTTTCTTCATTAAAGAAAGCTTAATTTGTGTTACAAAATAGTCTATCATTGTTGTTTTTTAATAATGTTTATAATATCTTCGCATACATGTATTACAGCGCTATCTAATTGAGGATCAGATGTGCTTATTGTTTGTTTACAATAAGCTTCTATTTCTTCTAATGTTAAGTCTTTCTGATAATTTCCCCAACGATAGTTTATTGTATCTGTATCATTCGTTATATTCTCATTAACTAATTTTTTCATATTAACATTTTATTTTACTGTTGTCCGATTCCCTTTATCGCGATGCCCGTTACTGCAGGATTTGGATTTGAAGGATTCCCACTAGAAGGTGGCTGACTAAATTGTGTTTTTCTTATTTCACCAGTAATATCTGCTGCATTTGATTGTAATCCCATTCCTTCTTCTATTTCTCCATCTATTTCTCCTTTAGCTGCATCTCCTTCAGGACTTACAGGTTGTTGTGGAGCCATTGTTCCAAATCCAGAACGTTCTGCCCAATAATCTTTTCCATAATTTATTGAAAGTTCTTGTCCAGCTTGAATTGTCATAGCAGCTATAAAATACATTTGTTTATTGCCTTTATTATATGCAAAAGTTATATTAGGAGTTTCACAATGCTTATATAAAGAGCCATATCCAAGTACTACACCATAAGTTCCTTTATTTTTATCAATTTCAAAAATATAATCTTTTAGTCTTGGAACTGCTTTTGCCTCAAGTCCTACAAAAATAATAGGTGCTATTTCTACAATTTCTCCTTTTACAAATTGTGTTTTAGAAAGAACAGTATATGCACCATTAGCTCTTTTTGAATATTCTACGCGATTAACATTAAATATTTCTTTACGAGGAGTTAGCATCCCACCTTTATCAGCAATATGAGAAGGTACAGTTGTAATAGCATTTCCTTTCTCAAAAGGATTATAAAAATCCTCATTTGTTTTTTTAGCAGAAAAGTCGTCCAATGATTTTATTTTATGTTTCATAATAATTTTTATTTTGTATATTCTTTAAATGATTCAAATGTTGATTTAGGTTTCCATAATAGAATCATTTTATATCTTCCTGATAGAAATATCTTTCTAAATTCTTTTTGAGTCATTGTTCCTAATATTATTCGTTTAATATGATTTTTGTAAGTTTTAAGATTTTTAGGATGTGCTAACATACCAACAAATTTCTTTGATAATGCGTCTTCATCTTTTGCCCATTTTTCATAATCGCTATCATCTAAGTGCATTTTTCTTATATAGCCTCTTACTGGAATAGTTAAATCATTAATATATTTATTAGATATTAATCTATTCTGTATATTTAATAATTCTTCATACATATAATTTATATTGTCTTCTATTGTTGCTAAAGTTTCTTTACTTACAGAATCTTTTAAAATAGTAGTATCTATTCTTTTTAATGATGAAATAACTTTTTTAATTTTAGATTGAAATCTTTCATTTTGAACACCATTAAGAACTTTGCCCTCTTCTATTTCTGAAAATTCTTTACGTATTGCTGGAAATTGTTCTTTTGAAACAGCTAAATATTTTTGGGCATTAATTTTTGGAAGATTACTCATATTTATTTTTTATTTGAAGTTTTGGGTACAGTAGTTTGTTTAGGAGTAGAAGATGCGTTTCTTCCTTGTCTAAAACTTTGTTCTTTTGCCAATACAGAAAAAACATCCTCGACACTTGTATCTTCTATAATATCTGCATCTGCTAATGATTCAGTAATTGCAATTTGTAGATTAATACTTAAGTCTTCCCAATATTCTAATAATGCTGCTTTATCATTTTCATTAATATTTTTATTTCTTGATATTTTTTGCTCTATTTTTTTTGCTTTATTGTCAACTTTTTTTCTAAGAAATTTTGATAATTCCCTATCAATGATTTTAATTTTATTGATAGCAGCTTTTTCTCCAGCTGTTTTAGTAGCACTTTTAGTTAATAAAGATTTGTAATTTTCTTTTTTAGATAAAAGATTATGTATTGGATGATTTTCTTCATCTTTTGCTTTTATAACTTCATTTATTATCCAAGTTTTAATTTTTTCAGCAGAACTATTTAATTCTGATTTCTTTTGTTCTGAAATTCCTTTTGAAACTGCAGCTTTCATACCCTTCTTTGCTAAATTTAATAATCCTTTTCCAACAGCTCCTAAAATTCCTTCATATAATTGAGGATTTTTGTTATATTCTTCTTCAGATATACCTTCTTCTTCTAATATGTCTCTTAATTGTAAATATTCTGAATATTTCATATTTTTATAGCTTTTATTTTTTATATATATTCTTTACAAAAAAGCTTGAATATATAAAACAAAACAAATCATATGAAACAAGTACAAGAATCTTTAAGCCAATTTGAAGACTTTAAATTTTTTAAAATATTTGAAGAAAAAGAAGAAGAAGGCACAAGTAAAGATAACCTCCAAAATAAGGAACAAGATGGCCTTGCCATAATCAATAAAGTTAAAGATAACTTTGAAAATTTTAAGAAAGATGCTGATGGCGACATTCTTAAGTTTAAAGAATTTTGGGAAACAAACAAAGTTAATAAAGAAGGTTTTGGAGAAGGAAGCATCTATAGTATGTGGGATAGTGATTATGTCATAGGCGTTATGGAACTTCCACCAGAAACTCTTTCAGATGGTAGCTTAGAAGGTGGCTTAGGCGCAACTGATGAACCTGAAGAAGAAATAATCGAAGGAAAAGAAGTTGGTGGTGAAGAACCAAAGAACATAGAATTTATGGAAGAACAAATAGTTTCAGAAGCTATTGAAGAAGATAAAGACTTTGATGAATTAGAACCTGCAATTACTGGTTCTGAAGAAGAAGTACCAATTGATGATGAAGGTGGAGAACCTACTGAACAACCTATAGAAGATCCTGCACTAAATGTTCCTATAGATAGCGAAGAAGAATTACCACCTGATATGCCAAGCGAAGAACCTACACCAGATGAAGGACCAGAACAACCTACTGATCTAACACAACCTCAAAAATATTTAGTAGTTTATGATATGAGTGGTGATGGAAGAGAAGAAATTTTCAGAACTGGATCAAATAATGTTGTTGCAGATTTTGATGAATTTTATGATGATACATTTAAAGGAGCAATGAAAGATATTATATTACAATATCAAACACAACTTAAAACAGAAAAAATTGAAGCTGAAAAATCTGAAAAAGAAAAGAAATCAACAGAGAAACAATCTAAAGTTAAGAAGTTCTTAAGTGAATCACAAGAGTAATTTTTTTTATAGATTAGAGATTTAACTTTCCCTGTCGCTTTAAGTACATAAATTTTATGGTACATCGTGTTCGAGTTCTGTTAAAATGTTAAAATACTGTTAAATATGTATGAAAGGGATTTATTTCCCTTTCGCTGTGTTTTTAACAAAAGATTAACAAGAAACTGTTTCAAAATCGAAACTTTTTAATTATATTGAATTATAAATTAATAAAGATATAAAATTATGAATTATGCAACAACAAAACGTCCAGAATTAGTTAGTACAGAACCTCCCAGATTAATTAAACCGAGTGATTTTCAACTCATATCAAATAATGAAATATTTAACGATTTTATAAAAATGGTTAATGATGAATTAATTATGTGTTCACAAAAAGAGGTTTATGCTCCATCTGCATCTACATCTGTAACAATATATATTACCAATACTCTTAATAAGCATGTGTCTAAAGATATGATTAAAGAACTAATAGAATTATATAAAGCAATCGGTTGGGAAGATGTTACTTATAAATATGAAGAAAAATATGAAAATTATGAAATTACATTTCATTTTAAAAATGATGAGCAATGAGCTATAAAAAAGCAGATATTTTAATTCTTGATAAATCTCGTTATGAACTTATTGAGAAAGAACAGCGCGATGAAGCGTCTAAAGAAGAAATAGAAAAAATTAACCAATTATCTGATAAAATTGTCAAAATAATCAAACAATCATTTAATGATCTTGAATTTGATTTTATTCTTGAACAACTAACTCGTTTAGGCGATGCTCCTTGTCTTCTTTATGATGACGATGGACATTGGGCAATTACCGGAGATGGATATGTTATGTCTGTTTATGATGGTCCTGTTGATTGGGAAGGAGTATTTCATATTCCTGTAAATGAGTGGTTCAACACGCCAAGAGAAGCATTAAATAATTATCTTAATACCACACTTGAATAATATGTTTGAAGAAATAATTGTTATTAATCTTGAACGAAGTGAAGACCGACGAAAAATGGTTGAAGAACAACTTCAAAAAACAGGTTTAAAATATCGAATTTTTCCAGCATATGATGGAAGTCTTATTCAAAATCCAGGATTAAAAAAACTTACAAGAAGACCGATGTCAGCTTTCTCGTTTGGAAATCCTAAAAGAGCAAGATTTTCTCAAGGAGCTTTATGTTGTGCATTAAGTCATATGGCAGCAATTAAATATGCGCAGATGATGGATTTAAAAGGTGTTCTCATTTTAGAAGATGATGTTATTCTCAGTAATGATTTTTTAGAACGTTTAAAATTGTTAAAGCAAGTTCCATATGATGCTCAAGTTGTTTATTTAGGTGCAATCGCATATCATTCAAATTTATCAAAAAAATATAAGATAAGTGAAAATGTTTGGAATGTAAAGATGATGGGATTTTATGGAATGCATTCATATATCGTAACTCGAAAAGGATATGCTGCTGTAATAAAAGAAATAATGAACCTCGATGATACATGTGATTCATTTTTACCTGAAGCGATTAAAGCAGAAAGACTTAAGGGTTATGGATTATTTCCATTTTGTGTTTATCAACTTGGAGGAACATCAGATATCGACGGAAAGAAAAAGACTCTAAATTATACTAAAACTTTATATTCTCCTGATAGTAAATTTAAGAATATGGCTGGGTATGACAGGAAAACAAAAACTAATTTGGTTGATATAAAGACTGAATATAGTTACGAAAAATCTAATCCAAAAGCAAAATCATTACTATGAAACCAATAAAATTTAAAGAGCAAAAGCATGTAAGGTCCAGATGGTAGACAAATTTTAGAAGAAATAATCCTTTTAGAAGAAATGATGAAAGTTTATAAAAAATTAATACAAAAACAAAAAATATGAAAGTGGCATTAATTTTAGGCCGAGGTGTGGAAGGCGCTGGCGTAACATAATATATGATTGAGATATGCGGATTTTTAACAAAACAGCATATTGAACATAATATCTATGTAGTTGAAGATAAAAAATGGGGAAGAGGCGCATTACAAAGTATGCCGTCATTTGATTATATTTCTAAAGACAATATAGATACATTCTCTGATACTCTAAACACTTTTGATTATGTGTTTATTAATTCAGTTCCATCTATTAAACATTCTCAATGGGCAATCGATGGATTCTTTAAAATGGTTGAAAATATTGAAACAATGAAACTTATATTTCAAAATGACCATAAACTTCAATCAATCCGCAGAAACGCAAACTTTATTAAATTATGCGAACTATGTGATGGAATTGTTTCACATTCTATTACATCTCCCTTTTATAAAAAATTAGAAAAAGAGTTGGGTGTCGATGAAGTTCGATCAAAGTTCATTCAACTTCGTGTAGGATTTAACTTTTCTCAATTAGAAAAATATCGTAAAGATTCTCATTTTAAGAAAATCACATATCTTGGACGATATGCAACTTTTAAAGCTCCTAATTATCTTTTTGAATTTCTTCCGTATGCGCCTCAAAATAATCTTTTACTTGAAATGAAAGGTGTGGAGCGATCACTTGGAGCTCTTAAAATTTTCTATGATGATATTGAAAAAAGAATTCACAAACATGATATTTATGAAGTAAACAAGAAAT